CCCAAAGATGGCGCGGAATTTACTGTGTACAAGATGGTTCCTGTCAACTATCGCGTAGAATATCAAAAGGATGGATCAGTCCACTATAACACCGTAGAAAAAAAGGAATCAACAGAATAAATGGAGGTCATGTTCGTACTGCTGTTATATATAAACGATAACCTAAAGGAATACATGGGTCATTGGGAGAACCCCAGTAATGGTCAATGGGAAGAAATGGGGATGTCTGGATGCCTAAGTATGAAACGTACTTTGAAAAGAAATGGATGGAAAGACACGGCATCAGGGAAGACTCGATTCACTTGCGAGAAACGCACAGTCGAGTTAAAGACAAACAAAGAAGGAAACATCGTGGTGGCAAAGGTATTATGAATCATTTATATGATGTAGAGATGACTTGGTGGAGCCACGGGAAATTCGCATGGAGAATGTCTTTGAAATTGTTTCTTTTATCGTTGACTGCTTTGGTACATGGAATGTTGCCCTTTACGTTTTCGTCCACCACATCTGATGGAATAAAGAAACTACATAAACACTTACACGGGGAGTGAACATGGAAAAATGGAAAGCATTAAGCGCTGGAAAGAAAAGATTTTGGGCAGCCGTAGGCATCATAGTAGTAGTAGCCGTAGTCGGTTGGGTTACTGGCTGGTGGTCATCGCCGGATGTGCCTGTACAGTAGGATGTACGACACTCAAGAAAGCAGCGATAGTCAGCAGTCTGGGGACGACAGGTGCTCTTGTGGGGAACGCAGTGTCCGGGACTGCCGGACTGGTTGTTGGGGGACTGACGACTGCGGCTGTGGCGGACGTTGCAACGGAAGTGATGGTTGGGTCAACATCAAGTTCAGATATGAATAGCTGCGCTCCTGACAACTTCTGGAGTTTACTTGGCTCACTTGTGGAGATGGGCGGATGGTTACTAATCTTAATCTTTGTAGCACCGATGGTACTGGGGTGGATACTCCCCGGCCCACTGGAGCGAAAGAAAAAGCAAAAGAACTTATTCTTATAGAATGGGTTGATATAATATCGGATGATGGATGGGTGGTAGCAGAGGACTGCGAACTACCTACCTTCTATTCTGTCGGCTGGCTGGAGTACCAAGATGAAAAAGTATTGAAGATTTGCAACACACTAGACTTTGATGATGCCCTTGAAGAACACAAGAAGAAAGAAAAGCCTATAGGGTACTCAGTTACCTGCTTTCCCGCAGGGTGTGTAACAAGTATAAAGCACCTCTAGGACTTAGTTAGAATACTCCTCTGAGTCACAGCCCTTATCCCATTGTAATACCCCTCCCCGTCTAACCCTTCCAACATAATGACTCCTCTCCACCACTGGTACTCAGTATCCTGACACCAAGATTCAGTGTAGTCAGGGTGAGAGTAGCATCCTACAGATAGACCAAATATCTTCTGACCATCTGGTCTAGTCTGTTCTGCATGGTTGTATAAATGTGAGTGTCCTTGCACAGCAGAGCAGTGTAGTTTTGTAACCATTGCGTGTCCAATATGCGTGGAACTTATCGCCCTACCTGATATTCCAGCAGTGAAGTAATGGCTAAATGCTATACCTTTTATTGTGATGGATTTCTTGAAGGGGGTCACCTTCCACCCGTGTGCCTCATACTCAAGGTCAAATAACCCTATCGCGTCCTCCAGTTCTGGCTGGGCGTTCACTACCCTCGTTATCCTATCCTCATGGTTGCCTACACACATATGTAGAACTGGATTATAGCCTCTGGCCTTATAGATAGGGGTTAGTAGTTTATCTTGGGCATCCAGCACAGCGCTAATATCCTTGCTGTACCTCTTACCTTCAAATCCCTTCGTTCCTCTGTCGTAAGATGACAGGCTTGGCATATCTGCCATGTCTCCAATGCATACAATAACGGCTGGTTTCTCCTTGGCTATGTACTTACCAAGAGCAGTAAACCTCTTGTTATCGTAGTCAGGATGAGCGTGAGGATCACCTATGATGAGTAGGTTCATAAAAGGATTACTAAGCCCAGCATAATCACAATGATTGTTATTCTCATTCCCCATCCCTCGCTTTTACCATATCTCTCCTAAAGGCTATTAGCCACTCAATTATTATATCTACATCGTAGATGTCTAGGCTTCTATTCGGCACATCCATATGCAAATGAGTGTCCCCATCGTTATAAGTAATACCGAACGGGCAGTCATCTACCGACTTGACGGTTACGAGCGTATGGCTCACTTACCCTTCCTATTCTCTAGGGTTCTAAGCCTACTGTACCCCTCTAAGAACCCCAAGAAGGCTATGAAGTTATCCATTATCTCCACAGATGAGCCAGCTTCAAACTCCCCTGTCTTTTTATCGAACCTCAAGACATACGCCTTGTCTACTTCCTTGCCTCTCATGTCCTCTATAGCTTTAGCGTAAGCAGCACACTGAAGGTAATAGGCTGAGTAGATCGCACCAGAAGTCTTGAAATCAATTACGCAGTAATCATCGTTTACTATGGCTGTAGCATCTACAGTACCTGCAAACTTATGACCTCTGTGATATACCTTCTCTTCCACGGTGAGCCACTCTACATCATTGGCCTTAGTCCACTCTCTGAACGCATTGATAGCGTTCTTAGACTCAGTTCGTTCCGGAGTTAGAGGCGCTTCCCCCTTTCCCAACTTCCACAGGATCGCTTCCTCGCACCACTTATGAACTTCCATGCCTATGTTGAGGGCAGAGCCGGAGGATTTCCTGTACGCCCCTCGTATCCCCTTAGCCATGTCCTCTGAGGATATTTCAGCCTGACTGAAGAGTCCATAATGTTCTAGGAACCACTTGGCTCCTTCATTAGCTGCCCACGGTATTAAAGCGGGTTTAGCTATGGAGTCTAGGATCGTAGTAACTGAGGGAGCATACTCCCCATTAACGGAATAGTAGTGCTTCTTCTCGTTGAATTCCAGTTCTACATCTTGTCCATCGTGATACTCTAAAAGCATCAGTCCATCTCGAATGGGTCTGAACCCGATGCCTTTTGTGCCTGTGGGAATCGTTTAGCAGAGTCTTGTGGCGGTCTGAACTGGATACCAAGATAGGTGTTTCCATTCTTGTCCTTGTTCTTCCACGCTGAAGCCTTCCACTCTCTCCCATCTACCAAAGCGTCACCAGTAAAGTCTGGCTCCCTTCCACCGTCCTTCTTAAACTTATTCACAAACAAATTAAGTGAATTGTCCTTCTGCTCATAAGGCATTTTGCGTTCCTCTTGTCGCTGTTGAATTAACCCTTCATTGTAGTTAAGGGCTTGCATTGCATCATTGTAGTCCTGTACCCACGATTCATCTAATTGTATCTCATCCGCAGACATTATACAACCCCTGCTCTGTTGTTTGCTTGGATCGTTCTCCACACTTCTATCCTCGCTTCTGCTATGGTGAACATATGTTTAAGTTCTGCTTCTTGCTCAACTGCTGCTCTTAAACCCTGTAACACTTCTTCATAGTCTTCATGGGCAAATGCCCACGACTCCTTGGAAGAGACGGTTCCCGGCGGGGCTTCCTGTATAAGCATAGACAGCTTAACCTTTTTGAAGTCCTCAAGATACTTCCGGTCTGAAATAGCCTTTGACAGAGTGCCTACGTTCTCTGCCATCCAGTGTAGCGCACGTTCTACCGATTGCTCATCAATCATCATTCTCTCCACTAGGGCCATCTTTTGTGAACTGTACTCGTTCATCCCAAATAGTAATTAGTTCAGTGAATACCTCATGTAATCTGCGAACTTCCTTTTGATTTACGCCAATCATTGATCCACCACCTGTTACACAAATGAGTGGTTTGTCTGATGTCTTATCTGAAACCCAGAGATACCACTTCTTCTCTGATTGCTCATCACTCAATGCCCGTATACTCCATCGCCTAAGTAAACCCCCTGTTCCGTATCATACCCCGGAAGGTCTGAGTACCAAGGTTCATCATCATGGACATATGGGGGAACATTCTCTCTTAACCAATCTATGCAGTCTTGTTTTCTTTTAGACATAAAATACAATTCTCCATAGCATAGCACCAGCCAACCATATTTTTTAACACTCCATTTTTCTCTGGCTCCGAATCCGTGGCAACCCGGCCTTACATCTGCTTCTACTGTCCATGAATTGTCATCTTCATCTTGTCTATGGAATCTCTTAAAGCCACCAAGGCCACATAAAGCCCTGTGTAGATCACACTTTGCTAAGAACTCGTAATACTCTCCTCTATCGGTTCCAGAATCATCACTTCGTGGCATCGTTACCCGATTGATATTCCGTATCGTAATGTCAATCCCCTCTGGGGAGGCATCTATAGGCGTTGGCTTCGGTTCGTCATTACTATACCATTTTCTGTCCTTAAAATATTCTGAAAGTTTTTTCATGTCTCATATACTCCGGTTAATCATCTAAGTCTTCTCCAAATAGTCTTCTTGGCTCTTTGTAGTCTAGTATACCAACTCTAAAGGCAGAGTCAAGTGTTTTTAGTACCATGATTGGCTGGTATTCTATAAGCCACCTGTCTGCATTATGCACTTTATCATGGCATGAGAAACATAGTGGCATAGCTAACCAATCAGATGCCTTCATACCCATACCTCCTGTTAATTCTTGGCATATATGTTTCATATGATGAGGTACTATCGTTTCGTCATGGATGCTACATCCGGCACAAGGTAGCGTAGCTACCCAGTCAGTGTACTTCTTATTAGCCCATCGTTTGTGTTTGGGAATTGGTCGGGACGGTACGTCTGGCCCTCTTAACTCATTAGGGTAACTCACAAGCATCTCCTGTACAGGCTAGTTCCTGACTGCCTGTAGTGTTATCAGCACTCTCCTTGATCGAGTGCCAGTCTATGTCTTTCAGCTTCGGATAGTTCTTGTACTCTTCCTTGGTTATTTCTTCATAGGGAGCCTGTTGATACACATGACCATCATCCGATTTAGGCAGGAAGCTAACGCCACTGAGTATATCAAAGTTATCATAGCACCAAGCACCAACCTTCAGCCACTCATCCTCTGCCACATAGATCGTCACAGACGGCTTGTGTTCACACCAATGAATAGCAAATTTTTTCCACGTTTCAAGGTGGGAGATAGCGTCTACGTCATCTTTTATGACAGACTTGGCCGGAGCCTTCATTGGAAAGGAAAACACCCATGCCTCTGAGTTGTAGGGGTCTTCACAGTAAGGAACTTCTGCGTTGAACAGAGCCTCGTTAAGGGGGTCTTTCTTATCCTGCCTTACCCTGCGAATATAGTATTTCGCAAAGGCTGGATGCAGACCCGATGATGCCACACCTGTGAGTTGAGACACAGTGCCTGACGGTTTGATACAGGTCACAGCTACGGATTGTGGTATCCCCAATTTCTTTGCCCATTCTTTATTGGTAGCCACAGCTACATCCCTTAGACTCTCTAATTGTTTTGGTGTAGCGTTGAGAATGGCAGGGCAATCATACACTCCTGTAAAGCTGACACCTAACAGCCTTTCTTCCTCTGCGTTCTTCTTCCACACAGGGCGCACATACCTGAAATTGGTTAGGGTGGACTGGTAGGTTCCCAGAATAGTAGCCAAGGCTACCTTGTCAGCCACGGAAGCTAGACTATCGTTTGGCCTCAGTATGCACTCACTGAGGTTGCACAAACCGGATGGCCGAAGTACCACCTCGCTGCAAGGATTTACTCCGAATTCATAGGTATTATCACGCCTCTCTGGAGCCATGTCTTGAGCAGCCTTACGGTTGAATATCCCCCGCTCTCCGCTTCTGGATTCATACAAGGCAATCCATTCACGCATGAAGATGCCCATATCGGGTCGTTCGGTATAACACACAGAGTTGTTAGCCAAGGCTCTCTGGCCCTCCTCTAACCACCACTGCCCCATCTTAGCCCTCTGCATACGCTCATCAGTGAGGTTGCTCAGGCTCAACTCAGCGGCTCTCCTGACTCCACCTACTACCACAGCCTCTCCATTGAAGCACAGCAGGTCATGGCACTCTATGCTGTTCAACCTGCGTCCGGCAGCATTTCGGAATATTCTAATATAGTGATTGAATAATCTTTCAAGAGGATCAGGCCCACTGGCCCTTCCCCCGAAAATTTTGAGTCTGGAGCCAGCGACACGGATACGGCTGAAGTCTAATTGTGGCACAGCACCAGAGTATAGCAAGCTGACCAACTCCCTCAAGGCAGAAGCCCATCCAATCTTAGAATCTCTTACCTTGATAACACTATCGGTGTCGTGGAACTCATTAGCAACCTCTGGTAGCTTCCCAATGTACTGACGCTCGACAGAGAACCCAACCCCAGTACCACAGAGCAGGACATACAGGTTCTCATCGAACGCCCTTACATGATCCGCAGTGAGGTAACTACAGTTGTAGCCAGCCATGTGATCCCGTTCTAAAGCTGGCCCTGCTGTCATAAAACATCTCATTGATGGAACTACGTCACGCGCAAGCACAGCGGTTCGGAGAGAGGCAGGTATACCTATATCAGGGGCTACCCCCTGCATAAACTCAAAGTAGCGGTCTACCGTCTCTCCCCAAGCCTCTCGACGGTTTTTATCGTAGAGATACCTAGCATATCTGGACTTATGTATAAAAGATTCGTAAGGATTCATTCGCCAGAACAATGGGGGCAAGTAGTGGGGTTTTCAAAGATACGGATACCATAATCTATAGCCAGTCTTAAATCATCTTTTACACCCTCTAAGTCATCCTCACCCCCTTGCTCTCTGATAGCGTGTAGAGTGTCTTCGGCTATGTTCTGCAATAGCATCCTGAGCCGTATAAAGTTATCGGCTTCCTTCATTACCCTTGGAGAGTTATTTACAGCCCAGTCCCAATCCTCTTGGTCTTCCACAGAGATGTCCTTGCTTTCTATGGGGCGATTAAATTCTTCCATGCTGATTACTTCTGCCGACATAATAGTCTCCTGTAGTAAATGCCCCGTTATCCTAGGTCACCCACGGGGCCACAGGTGTCACCACAGGCATTAGTCCGTACCCCCGTAGTTCGTTGGAATAGCTTCTTCGCTGTCAACAGCGTGGACTAGAAGCATGATTAAATCATCAAAGTCCAGTAGCGCAAAGATACGAGAACTGTTCTTCTCGCCTATGGCTACCACTGGAACCTGTCCTTTCTTAGACCCATCTTCAGCTTGAGTATACCAATCCTTGAGGTACTGGCTTAGTTTCTCTCTGTACTTGCATTCTATCCCTAGATAGGGATGTTCTACATCTAGGTCTGTCTCACGGTCAGCCACACTGATCCTTCTACCACCTGATCTGTGGGCTACCCTGCGCTCAAACCTCTTCCAGTTCTTATCCATAAGGACGATCCGGTATCTTATTGTAATTCTGGTGATCTCTTCTCCACTCGTTTGGCTTCATCTTTTCCCATTTACGGTACATTTGGCAGGTGAATCCAGTTCTGCATAAGACTTCATGGCAACACCCATTACAAGGAGCGCTTTTTCCCTGCTCCATGAAGATGTTGTAGCTTTCCACAGACATACTCATAGTTCAACCCACTCCTTCGGGCTATACCACTTCCAATCATTTAGAAAATTGGAGGACACCTTTTCCTCGACCCAGTAACCCTGTATGGAGTCATGCTGGATAACCTTGCCCTCAACAATTTTCCCAGTCTCGATATTCCTTAGCTTTACAACTTTGCCTCTCTTCCTCAAAACGGAGCCTCACTTTTAGAAGATTCTTCCCTTCCCCTATAGGACGTAAGATTAGATTCTTCTCTTTCCCCATAGGATGGAAGATTAGATTTTGCTACCTGATCTGCCATGAGTAGATTTAAACTTGCTCTGTCCATCCACAGGTCGATCTCACACTCAGCCATATCCCAGTGACGGGCTTTAGATATTGCAACGTAGCAGTCGGCTTCAAGTGGATCATCGTTATAGTACCTTTGCAGGAGTATTACATTATCTACACGGTCTGTCAACTCCCCTGCGCCCCTGATCGAAAAACGGTCGATTTTATCAGTCACAGAGAAGGACTTACGGGCATGGGCAACCAAGATAATGTGTACTTCCAGATCACGGGCTAGATCACACAGGCGACATACCACGTCCTTCTGGGCGGAGTAGTCATCATTCTTAATCCCTGAGATCGTCATCAGAGAATCCACAAGGATCATATCCGTCTCGTAGGTGTCTATAGAGTAACGTATCCCAGCCTCCAGAGTGGTCATGTCGATAGCCCCTTCCTTGTCAAAGAAGTACAGCTTATCCTTAGTCCACTGCTGTAGTTCAAGCCCATCGTTGATGTCTGGTTTGGGCTTTAGTGAGGATTGTCTCCAGAGTCTTATTAGCTGGGAACGAGGTGACATTTCTAAGGACACAGAGAGGACTTTAGCCCCCTGAGTCATACAGTTCAAAGCCACCTGACCCAAGGCTAAACTTTTTCCTGACGAGTTTACCCCGCCTAACAGTGTACACTCACCAGTACGCAGTCTGAACTTCTCATCTAGGATAGGCCACGGCATCTTGTAGCCTGTCTTGTCTTCCCCAAGCACATAGTAATCCATGACCTGCTTAGTGAAGTCTTCAGCAGGTCGGATGGATTGTTCAGCTTCTACCTGAAGGTAGGGTGCTAACATCTCTGGAGTGAGGACAGATTTAGCCATCTATCCTGTCCCTCCCTTCCATTTCTTTGCTGATATGGCGCATATCAGAAGCTATATCTGACAGACTTTCCATAGTAGCTTCGATTAAGGAGGCTGCATCGTCTAATTCCGTGTAAGTTTTTCCTATACGCCAATTATTTGGGATGCCAAAACAATTATGTAGTCCCCGAATCTCTGCCATTGCGTCTAAAACAGACGTTTCAAGCAAGGCGTTAAGCTGTTTATCTGACACCCCTTTTAATCGCCCAATAGTCGGTATCCACAAGCGATCTCTTTCCATTCCTTCTGGCTCTCTCAGGTTCATAATATCCCCTTAAACTGGTGTCTTTAAGTTTAGAAACGTAGATACTTTTCCAATTGACGACTGCGTACCCACGACCATGTGCTCTAACTTCAGCAATAGGTGATTCCACAGCATCAGAACCAAACCTATTAATACTATAATCCAGAACATCATGGAATTCAACTCTTTTCGCATCACGGGTTTCATTCTTGTCATCCATGCCCTGCACGTTGAGATAGGTCTGCCAGCATTTAGCCAGTGCTGTTGTCTTTTCATATTCCGGTACTACCAGTTGACGTATTCGTCCGATATGGTTTAGAATACGATGTAGGTATCTTGCTTTGTCGAACCATCCAGTTTTCTTTCGATCTACAATGCACTTGCGTTCTACATTCTTTACTACGATCACTAACTTCTTCAGAGTCCTTTGCGCTCTGCTCATTCATACCCCCTATTATACGATTATTGTTATCATGGTTACATACCCCATAAGGGATACATTATATATCCACTAAGAGATATATACAACCAGAGAAACACATGGAAAAATACCCCCTCACTACAGGAGAAAAATCATGGCATATGTAGACGCTTATGGCGACAGGTACATCACAGTACATCAGCATCTAGTAGAAGGCGAAGACGGAGACATAGAAGACGCTTTGTATTACTGCTCTGATTTTTGTCACCGCGACCACACCGGAGAAGATTACAATGGCTGTAATGGTTGCAATGAGGTAATGGCCCCGGAGTGGTGTACTAATTGTGGGGATGGAATTCAATAGGTATATAAGCATTTACTTATAGACATTTACCTTTATAATCAAGGAGATAAGCGAAAAGGGTTACTATAGTATAGGGACATGAAAAGCCGGAGGTTGGGCCGGAAAAGAATAGGGATGGTGGAACCCGCAACCCACAGAACCCACTACATTACACACCGCTATGACAGGGGGCGGATAAAACACGGGAATGTGATATATGTATAATCCATCCTAAAGGATGCCGTGACAACAGATGTAATGTACCAAGTAGTATTTTTCTGACAGTGTATATCACAATGCCCTGTCAAAAAGACACTTATGCCTAAATGGGAACCAAATAAAAGCTACACAGAAGACGCAGTAGATTGGGTCTGGACAGTTTTACGTGCCAACGCTGGGCCAATATCCTTTGAATATCTATTGAAGCGTTTCACAGGACGGAAGGACTTATACCGTAGGTATGATCCAGAGGACAGACTGCACAGGATAATTGCACAATGGGATATGCACAAGGCACAGGACGGGATGATTCGCAAGATAAAAAGCACAGGCGAGCACACAGGCGACAGCGTAACCTAGTCCAAAAGGACAACCCTTATAAAGGGTATAAACTGAAATCAGCGACAGAATATAAAAGAAAGAAAAGGGTTGACATTGATCTAGATTAATCAGATAATCTTATTTTTACACACAGTAGGATAATCACAATGTCACCAAGCGAACTGCTAGAGCAAGTATGGGCTAAAGTCTTGAGAAAATGGGGTATATCTGCACAGGAATACAGATACCTACCTAGTACAGAAAAGAATAGGTTTTTGACGGAAGTAATAAATATACTTGACACTGATCTAGAATAGCTGTATCGTTAGCTGATGGTTAAGGTTAGCGTTATGACTGGTAAACTGGTAGAAATACCGGCTATTAATACCAATACCTTAACTAACAAATTCTGTCAAAAAATGCACAGTAGTTGTGAAAAGTGTATTTGTTGGGATTGTTACAGTTTTGCAATGTTGGAGGGTAGTCGGAAAAATTGTGCACCGGCTTGGGAAAAGAATAGTATATTATTAAAGTCTAATATACTTAAAGAGATACCACAATTCAACACGTTATATTTTAGGTTTGACGGTCACGGCGAATTAATAAACGAGACTCATTTTATTAATTATCTACTGATCACAGAACACAATCCCAAAACCACATTTTCACTATTTACAAAACGTCACAAGCTAGTTAAACGTGTACTAGAAACACGGAAAAAACCACAGAACTTAATACTGGTGTATTCAAATCCCATTGTGGATAGGATCACAGACAAAATACCCTACTATTTTGATAAGGTATTTAATACCACTACAGAAAAAAGCACACGGGATAATTGCACGGGTAGGAAATGTATTGAGTGTCTGGCTTGTTACACGCACGGCACGGACACACTGGTAGAAATGAAAAAAGCACGGTCTTAATTGCACAGAAGCACAGGGTAATATAATAATATAAGGAAATTCTAATATAAGAAGATCGAAGATTTCAAATATTATAATATTCCAGAATTAAAATATAATAAAATGCTAATATAGATATTTTAGAATATAACCAAATTCTAATATAGAAAAAAATTAGAATTTAATTATATGCTAATATTCCAGCTGAAAAAAAAGCGCCCCTTTTGGAGCGCTCATTTTTAATTATTCATCTGTGACCGCTGTAATAATTAAAGACTCAATTTTTTGGGTAACGTCAAAATATGCTGTCGACATTCCCTCATAATTATCGTAGTCAGTCCTAATATCTTTTTTCATGTTTTTAGGGTGCTCGTATTCTTTAAGCAAATTTTTGCTTAGTTGGTCAACTGCTGTTTGCTCTTTTACGCAATATTGACGCAGTAGTGAGAGCGTGTGAATAACTGCTATTTCTTCAGTTGTCATAGTAGTACCTTAAAAAAATGCGCCCCAGTGAAGGGGCGCCAATTGGAGGTTATAGGAAAAGGATTAAAAGTAATAAAAGGATAATAATAATTATCCGCATAGGCTAACCAGGAAATATAGCCAGCCAACTAATTGGATTATGTTGAGCGTTAAAAGAAAACCGATCATAAAGTCTGGAAAATAATCAGCCATTGTGAACTTTTTCAAACCAATAATATCTTGTTTGATAATCATGCGGCTAACGCCTGTAAAACTTCCGGCTGACCTAACGCCAGGGAGTATGCTTTTGATTTAGTCTTACCTATGCGACCCGTAAGATTAGAACTTGCAAGCCCAGAACCTAAACCCGACATATCGCGTGATGAGAATCTATCCGCAATCCAGGTAGCATCCATAAAAGATCCATACCAAGTGTTGTGCCTAGCTTCGGCGTCAACCTTGCAAGGTTTAGAGTTAGCTATCTCGATATAGCGTTCTAGCTTTTGCGTATTTTTTGCTATCTTTTCCTTACTAGCAAAATCAGCGAATAGAACATTTTTAAAATAGTTATGTTTCTCATAAGTGTTGCAAGGGGTTTCAATTAGCGCGGTTAGTTCCCGCGCCTTTTGGTCATAATTCAAACGCTTCGCAATAGTCTGAGCGAATAGTTCGTGATTAAATAAACCCCTATGTGAAACATTACCTAAATACCATTCTGTTTTACCTAGCAGTAAATTCCATTGATTAAAACAAGCTACATCTTCTGGACTTTCTCCCGCTTTTGTAGACTTGCTAACGCCAGTCATAATGGTAATGTATTGAGCAATTTTAGCATCTTTAACTTCAATATCTTTATCCAGTTTGACCCGTGCCCAGATAGAATGACCGTTATTAATAACGCCAGCCATATGTATCTGTAAGTCTAGGTAATTAGCTAACTCCAGGTAAGCCTTATAAACTTGTTCGGGTTGATGCAATTTATAATCCTTTCCAACTATGTTGAGAAAGTTATCTTTTGCCTCGCGCCGAATTAAGTCTTTTGGAGTGTATCCAGGGTGATCTTCATTCCATTGTTCGCGGTCTTTATGATCCTTATAAAGCATATCGACATTAGTAGACTTATTACCATTGCTATCGATAGTTATTAACTTTTGTGATCTATCGATCTTTTCCAGATGTTCGTTGTATAACGGTTCTGTTGCATAGGTAAAAGTTAGACCGGCTTGTTCTAATGATTGTGTTATGTTGCTAGGATTATCTAGCGCGGTAACAGGACCATAAAACAATGGCGCGGTCTGTCTATTGTTGCTAACTATGGAAGGGTTGATAACTCCAGATGTTACTATTTGATTAAACATAATAGTTTTCCTTTTCCGGCTAAAAGACAACAGAAAACCAGCGCGCCGGATAACGCGGGTTTCCATTAATTAAATTGTTAAATAGCCTTGGTACGTCTTAGCAATTCATCAGTACGCAATCTATTCTAGATAAATCCATATCTAAGACTCTGATGGTTGCCTTAGTAAGCTGGCATAAACCAGCAACCCGATTATTACATTATCGGCGGAAAGGGTCAAATTGTTTATTGACCTAGTCCTATTCTGGTTACCATATGTATATAGGGAAGTATAGCTATTTATTATCTAATGGTATCTTGACAAACTGAATTTGTTGAGTGTCGTATATAGTAAGATCACACAATCCCGCCATGATAATTGTCCAAATGTCAATACAAATATTCTTATGATAAAGACTCGAATCATAACTTCCGGAGTATAATGAGAATCATTCGCATTCGTAAATAAACAGTTTAGAATATTATGAAATGCTAATATGCCCCAGTATAACTGTATTACAATATTAGAATATGCTGATATACGGCCAAAACCGGCCCCACCCCCTTTTTATTTTGAAATCGAATTCGATATCCTCCACACTCACCAATGGGGGGTATAATCATCCATAACACTAACACATTGATAACAAAAGGAATAATAAAATGGCTATAGGACCAAGCGGACCACTACCTATGGGACCACCTCCAGGAATGGGTGGTGTTGGCCCAGATTTACCACCTCCCGGTATGGGGGTTGGACCCGGACCAGACCTACCTCCACAAGGTGGAGACATAATGGCGGCTAAACAGAGGCTTATGGAGATAGCTGCTGAAGCGGAAGCTATTTTGTCTCAATTTCCTGACCTCGCTGGAGAACTGATGGGTGGTGGACCTACCCCAGTAGGGGGGGTAGGGGGTCCGCCTCCAATGCCCGTAGCGGGCAATACAGGGCCTCCTGGAGGGGGTCTTCCACCGGGACTCATTGCGTGAGGACTGGAAAATGAGTGACATGGACAAAGAGATTGCCCGTTTAGATAGGCTGGCCCAGAAAAAGACGAGGGAGCGCAAGAAGTTGCGGGAAAGGGAAAAAAGAGCCTATGCGAAGGTGACGGATAAGAAAGTTAGGGCTGCTGGTAAGGCTTCAGGAATGCAGACTAGGGCTGAACTAAAGAGGGAGGGGTATACGCTAACCAAGCATGGCTATGAGCGCAAGTCTATGCTACCCAGAGTAAAGAGAGATTGGCCGGGTGGGCGTGATGATCGTACAGGTAAACGCAGATATAGTTGGGCGAAAAACAAATGAGAACAGAAAAACAGGAGGCTTTCATTGAGTCCTACTGCCAGACAGGGAACGCTACGAAAGCAGCGATACAGGCAGGGTATTCGCAAGCGACTTCAAAGCAACAGGGCCATGTACTCAAGAACAAGTTTGCGAAAGAGATTGAACAGCGCATTAAGAAGATGGTACAGGACGCAGTTCCTGCTGCGGTGAGTCAGATCAGCATCCTTGCTCAGACTGCCACCAGTGAGCAGGTAAGGCTCAATGCAGCCAAAGACATACTGGACAGGGCAGGTCTTAAACCTGCTGACAGGATTGAGCAGAGAATCTCCCATGAAGATAAATCTCTGGACGAACTGAAGAGAGAGTTTGAGGCACTTACCGGAGTCACAGAGGTAGAAGAAATACCCGAACTGGTGAACTGATGCCTTCTAAGCCTTATGAGCGCTTTTACCCCGGAGAAGCTAGAGGACTGCTAGACCCTACTTGGCCCGGAGTTACCGAAAGGGGCGTTCAGGAGACATGGCGTAGAAACCTTGGGTCTTTCAATGAGAGGCAGAGAGAGAAGAAAAGAGAGCGGGTAAGAGAGGTTTACGGTACTGTCCCTCCCCCTAAAAGGGAGAAAAAAGGCTTACTGGATACTACGTCCGACAGGATGTATGTTGAGAGTGGTTTATTACCAGAACACATGGTAGGCCCGATGGCTGGGGTAAGACTATCAGGTGCGGTGAAGGGAACCCCTGCAAATATATTTGAGGCTCTGCCAAAGATAGGGTTTGAGGAGGTAAAAAAGAGGGCCGGTTCTTTGCCACGCTACGGGTCTGCTCGTACCCGCTCCTTCCACAGAGAAGATACTGGGGTAAAGCTAGAGGTTGGCGCATTGGCAGACCACATGGGTCGCCCTGTAAGTGTTTCTGCAATAGGGGAAAAAGTCCCCGATAATAATGTGATAATAAGGGCAATTGCCGTTACCCCCTCTAAAAGAGGCACGAAGGGGATAAAAGATGTTGTAGATGACCTTATAGAGATGGGGGATAGAACAAACACCACATTTTACATACAACCCTCCCCAATAATGGATAGGAGTCAAAAACAACTCGCAATAAGATATGGGGAACGAGTAGGATTGGAGATATACAAAAGGGAGTTTGAAAAACTTTTTAGGTTGTATAAAAAATTCGGGTTTCAGCGACCTAGTAATAACGCCGATATCATGGTACGATTTCCTCACGGTAAGCAGGGATTCAAAAATACCGGAAATGAATGGTTCGATAATTTTTTTCGGACGAAAAACTGATGCCTCACAAGATGTGGCACAAAACAATAGGACTTTTCGACTAATGCCTATTCAGAGGTGTAAACTAAAGAACGGGAACAAAGGATGGAAATACGGGAAATCCGGAAAATGTTATGCAAGTAGAAAGAGTGCAGAGAGGCAGCAAAAAGCAATTCATGCCTCCGGCTACAAAGGAAGAACTAGAAGAAGCAGTTGAAATAGCTAGGGAGATAAGACAGAGGGAACGATACAACAGGATCGACAACTATGATCCGTACCCCTATCAACTAGCTTTTCACGAAACAGGGTCTATGGCTAACCAGAGACTCTTGATGGCTGCTAACCGCATAGGTAAGTCCTATTGCGGTAGCATGGAAATGTCATACCACCTGACAGGGCTTTATCCAGAGTGGTGGAGAGGCAGGAGATTTTACCAACCCATTGTAGGATGGGCTGGTGGTGTCTCAAACGAGACAACTAGAGACATCGTTCAATTTGAATTATTGGGTTCCCCCGATGATCCAGAGGCTTTCGGGTCCGGTACTATACCGAAAAAGCATATAATAAAGACCGAAAGGAAGCCCGGCGTTCCCAACGCCAAAAGCGTGGCTTTAATCAAGCACGTTTCCGGTGGGAACTCTTCTTTATTCTTCAAAGCCTACGAGATGGGCATAGAGAAGTGGCAGGGAAGGAGTGTGGATTGCGTATGGTTGGACGAGGAACCATCAAGAGAACTTTATAGTCAAGCTGTAACTAGAACTTTGGACCGTAAGGGCATGGTTTACATGACATTTACGCCAGAATCAGGCATGACAGAGACTGTTGCCTCCTTTATGAACGACCTGAAGCCCGGACAGTCCCTGAATAACGCTACTTGGGACGATGCTTCAGAGAAAACCCTCTCAATGAGGGGTAAAAGGGGTCATTTGAACGAAGCTGTCATGGAGCAGATTCTGTCCTCATATAGCCCCCATGAGCGTGAAATGAGGCGTTATGGCAGACCTTCTATAGGTTCTGGCCTTGTATTCCCTCTCAGTGAGGAGAAAATAATGGTCGATCCGATTCATATAGAGTCGCATTGGCCTAGAATAGCTGCAATAGACTTTGGATGGGACCATCCTACGGCTGTTGTGTGGTGTGCAATAGACAGGGATGAGGATGTGTTCTATGTTTACGACTGTTACAGGGCGGCTAAAGCCTCCCCGTCCATTCATGCCGAAGTTATACGCACTAGACCCCATTTTATTCCCGTTGCTTATCCCCATGACGGTAATAGACGAGATTCTATGGGTAATCCCGGCTTGGCTGACCAGTATAGGAGTCTAGGGTGCAATTTCCTACTGGAACATTTTACTAATCCCCCTGCATTGGGAAACAATAAAGGCTCAAACTCAATAGAAGAGGGGTTGATGGCTATGTTACAAGCCATAGAAGGTGAGAAATTCAAGGTATTTTCTACACTCTCTGACTGGTTTGAAGAATTCAGGATGTATCACAGGAAAGACAACAAGGTAGTTCCTCTGAGAGATGATCTCATGTCTTCAACAAGGTACGCCTTCCAATCTCAACGCTTTGCCGTAGCTGGCGAAGACCCGTCATGGACGAATGACGTAGAATACAAGAATTATGGAATTATTTAATGGCGATAGAAAAAATCACTGAAGAAGAACTGGTATCCAGAATAAAGAGTGAAATAACAGACTCTTTAGGATATGGAGATACTATTTCAGCGCAGCGCGAAAAGGCTATGGAATATTATCACGGACTTCCTTTCGGTAACGAGGTAGAGGGACGTTCTCAATTCGTGGATTCGACCGTTCAGGATACTATAGAGTGGATAAAACCATCGCTTATGCGAGTGTTTGCGTCTGGGGATGAAATGGTTAAGTTCAATCCTCATGGACCAGAAGACGTAAAGATGGCTGAACAGGCTACAGATTACGTTAATTACGTTTTTACAAAAGACAATCCCGGCTGGGAAATTATGTATTCTTGGTTTACAGATGCATTGTTATCCAAGAACGGTATCGTCAAAGTCTGGTGGGATGAGACAGACGAATCCCAGAGAGAGGAGTATAAGAACCTCACTGAGGATGAACTGGCTGTTTTACTGAATGACCCTGAAGTAGAGGTTATAGAGCATACCGCCCCCGGAGATACCGCTGAGGGTGCTTACGGGGAGATGTCATCCGAAGGCCACCACATAGTAATCAAGCGGACAAACTATAACGGCAGGATACGGATTGAGAACGTACCCCCTTCTGAATTCCTTATCGCAAGGGATGCGAAGGACATACAGAATGCTAGATTTGTATGTCACAGGGTTCAGAAGACCCTATCTGAACTAAGAGAGATGTATCCAGATGAAGATTTAGATTCAGACGAACTGGGTGGAGGAGAAGAGGACTTTGATGCCTTTTCTGGTGAACGATCCGCAAGGTTTGATTTCGATGAGAGCAATCACTTTGGCTTTAGAGACTCAGAACCTGAAGACGCATTAAAATTATACTGGCTGCACGAATCATTCCTGAAGACTGATTTCGATGGGGATGGCATTGCTGAATTAAGAAAGGTCTGTACAGTAGGTAATAAAGTCCTTGAGAACGACGAGATAGATGCTGTACCTTTTGTCTCTCTAACCCCAGTAAAGATACCGCACAAGTTCTTTGGTCTATCCATAGCTGATCTGGTAATGGACTTGCAGTTGATGAAGAGTACGCTGATGCGTAACCTCATGGATAATATGTACAACCAGAACTTTGGGCGCTATGCCGTATTGGAAGGGCAAGCGAATCTCGATGACCTGCTCACGCAACGACCCGGCGGAGTAGTCAGGGTAAAATCCCCAAACGCTGTAACGCCCCTCACCACCCCTCCTCTGGAACCCTACTCCTTCCAAATGCTTGAGTATCTGGACGGGGTAAGGGAATCCAGAGCAGGTGTTTCCAAGATGTCTCAGGGCATGAACGATAACGCCCTAACGTCTCATACGACTGCTACTGCCGTCAACGCCGTGATGTCTGCTGCCCAGAGTCGTGTAGAACTCATCGCCCGTAACTTTGCAGAGACTGGCGTAAAGGACTTAATGGCTACCATATACACCCTTTTGTATAAGAACCAAGATAAGCAGAGAGTAGTCATGCTCCGTAACGAGTGGGTTCCTGTACGGCCCAATGTATGGAACGACAAGTATGACTGCACCGTATCTGTTGCTCTAGGACAGGGTAATAAGGATCAGCAGATGATGCACCTGTCTCAAATGATCCAATTCGCATCTCAATCAATGCAGGGCGGCCTAAAGATTGTAAATGAACAGAATATGTACAATCTTGGCTCCGCCCTTGTCAAGGCTATGGGATTCCAGAATGTAAGTGACTACCTGACTGACCCAAGCCAAGTACCGGATCAGGGTCCATCCCCACAAGAGCAGATGGCTCAGATGGAGATGCAGATCAAACATAAGGAACTTGAGATCAAGGCTGCTGATGTACAGATCAAAGCCCAGAAAGTACAACAGGATGCACAGGATTCTGCTGTAGATGCACAGTTAAAGGTAGCTGAACTTCAACTTGAACGTGAACAGAAACGAGCAGTAGCTATAGGAGCAACATAATATTTAAATGGATAACGAACTAAGGGAGCATAGGGCAAATGCCCTTCTCGAAAACCCGTTGTTTCAAGAAGCATTTGATGTACTAAAGGAAGATTTAATGAACCGATGGAGTAATAGCGGTTCAGCAGATTTGCAAGCTAGAGAATCAATCTGGCTTGCAATGCGACTGCTTGACAGGATTCATGGTCATTTAACGTCCATTATAGAAACAGGACACATGAACAAGATTCTTGACGAGCAACATCCATTAATCTGATAGAGGAATTAAAAAATGGCGGAAAAGCAAGAAGCCCCGCAAGCACATGAAGAACAAACGCAACCCGGTAGTTTATGGGAAGCACAAGAGGCACTACTCAAAATGACGGAACCCGAAGGGGAAACACCGGAAACTGAGGAGGCCGAACCTGCGGAAGAAGAAGAGTCTCAACCTGTAGAGGAAGACGAATCATTGGAAGAGGAATCTGAAGAGTCTGAAGAAGACTCCGAAGAAACTGATAACCGGGCAGAAGAAGGAGAGGACTTATATGCTGTTACCATAAATGGTGAAGAGCATACAATACCCCTTGACGAACTTCTGAAGGGATATTCCCGGCACTCAGATTATACTCGTAAAACACAAGAACTGTCCGAACAACGGCGGAATATCGAAGCACACCATAATCAATGGAGCACAGAGGTTCAGCAGATTCAGACAGAACGACAGCAATACGTTAATGCCCTGCAAAACGTGGTTGAAAACTCTATGGGCGCTTTGGACCAATTTGCCACCGTAGATTGGGAATCCTTAAAGAACGAAAATCCGCTTGAATATATAACTAAAAGGGATGAGTTGCGGGAAACGCAAGAAAGGGTTAGGCAAGTTCAATACCAACAGCAGCAAGCTCACGAAGCCTATCAACAGGAGTCGCAAAGAACCCATCAACGTGTTCTACAAGAAGAACACGGGAAATTGGTCGGCGCACTTCCTGAATGGGGAGAGGCTGAATCACGTCAGAAACTAGGTAGCGAAATTAAATCATACGCTTTATCGCAAGGATACACATCTGAAGAGATTGGTTCTTTGTTAGACCATAGGTCTTTAATGACTTTATATAAAGCCATGAAGTTCGATAAGGCTTCTTCACCTGATGTAGTTCAGAAAAAGGTGAAAAACAAGCCACGGGTAATTCGCGCAGGTTCACCAAGAACCAAGGCTGATGCAGGAAAACAGAAACGTACTACCAAAATGAAACGTCTAAGGCAATCAGGTCACGTCGATGATGCGGCTAGTTTGCTGGAAGATATGTTTAATTCTTAATAGGGAGATAAATAAATGGCTATTGCTACAAATACGTCACTGACGTATAGTTCCGTAGCGATTCGCGAGGATTTATCTGACGTGATTTATAATATCGCGCCCTTGGATACCCCCTTTATGTCAGGTTGTGCAAAGACAAGTGTTGATAATACTTTCTTTGAATGGCAGACTGATACTATTACCGCTGGTGCGGCCAATAGAAAGGTAGAAGGCGACGACAGCATTGCTGCCACCGCACGGGTACTTCCAACGCGATTGGGAAATTATTGCCAGATAAGTCAGTACGTGAATCAAACTTCCGGAACTGATGACGCTGTAAACTATGCCGGACACGGCAAACATCAGGCTTACCAGTTGGCTAAAAATGGCAAGCGCATGAAGAGAGACATGGAATCCATGTTGCTTCAGAACATCGTACGCGCTGCTGGCGACTCAACCACAGCCAGAACAACTGCTGGTGTTCCTGCGTGGCTTGCTACCAACTATGTGTCGATGAATCCCTCATCGGGTTCACCGGCTGCTGGTACATCAGGTACGACTGCGATGACAGAAGCTAGTGCCACTGCTTCTATTACGGAAGCTGGCATTAAGAATGTCATCAAAGATGCCTATGAAGCTGGTGGCAACCCTGATCTGATCTTGTGTCCACCTGCAATCAAACAGGCTATCTCTGACTTGGCGCAGTCTGTATCATCTCTTAGAACTGAAACTAAGGGTGCTGCACCTGCACATGTCATAGCCGCTGTTGACGTTTATGTTTCCGATTTTGGCACGTTCAGAATCGTGAGTGATCGTAACATGAACTCTACAGAGCATGTCTTCTTTCTGGACATGGACTTCTGGGCCATTGGTTGGCTCCGTCCTTTCCAGACTGTCGAACTTGCGAAAACTGGTGATGCTCATAAGCAGTTGTTGCTTGCTGAGTATGGCTTGATTTCCAAGAACGAGAAGTCAAGCGGAATCCTTGCGGATTGTGCTGCGTAAATAAGTATCTGGGGGTGGGGCAACTCACCCCCAACCTTAACATTAACTGACAGAATTGTAGTAAGTCAGAATGGAGCATAGATGAAAAATATCGACAAGGAAATTGAATCCATCGCTAATAAAATGGTGAAGGGTAAGAAATCTGCGAAGAAATCAACTACCCCCAAAGGTAGAGATGGTAAATACATTACCGCAAAAGACCCTCAAGATGCTGTAGGCTGGCTAAAGAAGGCATATGTTGATAATGATCCTGCTGATGGCGCACCGAAAGTAGGGAATATAGGGTATGTCTAAGAAATCAGTTGTTGGCTATTCGGAGCATAGGCGTACCGATCTACACATAGATGAGGCCGGTGATAAGTTTACAATAAATACTGTACAAGATGCAGAGCCTATTGTAGAGGCGAATAAACGAAGGTATAACGATTATGGTGATAAGCTATCCGTGGGCAAGCGCGGGGAGTGGCATCACGCAGCCTCTATTCCATTTAATATATGGGAACAGTGGATGAAAGATACAAATGGGGCTATTGAAAAAGACTCCAAACTGCTTGCACGGTATCTTAACGATCCCGATAACAAATACTTCAAAGTAGCACCCACAAACATTTAAGGTATAAATCATGTATAGACGAAGCGATGACGGTAGTTTCAACAGGTGGGATGTGCAGAGTGTCGTAACAGTAGGTTCTTCTGCCGCAGCCACGAATGTTACATCCGCAAAAATATTAGGCATTCATACGGACGGAGAAATTTATTTTAACTTCTCATCGTCATCGAGCGCCTCTGTCAGCACAGCCAATGATCTGAAATTAGCCGCTGGCCTCACATTCATAAACGTGCCGAAGTTTTCCGGTTCTGGTGTATCTCAGTATTTACACCACCAGAGGGTAGGCGGTTCTAATGTAACCATGAGGCTTGTTCACGTTTGAGGCAAGTAGCGATTGTAGGGCTTGCACCCTCCACCCATGATGACGCACCTTATGAAGACCCGGATTGGGAAGTATGGGGATTACCGTGGGATGAAGAGGGGTGGCCCTATTTTGACAGGTATTTTGAAATCCACCCGCTTGAACTTCTGCGGAAACCAGAGGCAAGACGAAGGGCAGGATACGAAGACCGATTGAAAATGCTGGATACTCCACTGTATATGCAGGCAACTTACGATGATATCCCTAATGCAATAAGATACCCTATTGAACGGGTAGTAGATTACCTTGGTCTGGATTATTTTAATTCATCCATATCTTACCTGATGGGTCTGGCAATAGCAGAGGGAGCGAAAAAGATTGGCATCTGGGGAGTAGACATGGATGATGTTGAGTTGATTTCCGGCGATCCTTCCCATACTTCTGAGTTCGCTTACCAACGACCAAACATGGAATACCTTATCGGGTTTGCCCGTGGCAGAGGAATCGAAGTCTATATCCCGTCTGAATCTCCACTGGTAAAGTTTCATGGGGATGGTATCCCTTTAGGAGTAATGTATCCATCATACCCCCGTCGGTATGGGTACTTAGCCTTACACTAAGAGAAATTAAATGGCAATATCGACTTTCGCGGAATTAAAAACAGCAACTGCTAATTGGTTAGACAGAAGTGATCTGACTGATCGGATACCAGAGTTTATAGCTCTGGCGGAGGCTCGATTTAATCGTATTCTCCGTATAAGGGATATGGAGACTGTATCTACGGCAATCTCTACTACTGCTGGAACAAGGGAATATTCCCTGCCTACTGGATTTGTGCAGATGAAGGAGTTTCATCTCACGACTGACCCATTAACGCCACTGGCTTATATTACGCCAGAAATGATGACGAGACTATGGGCAGGAAGCAGCAAGGGTAAACCAGAAGTCTTCACAATTATTGCGGATAATGTAAGATTGGGTCCAAACCCAGATGCTGTTTATACTACATCAATGCTTTATTACAAGACCTTTACTGCATTGTCTGACTCAGCAACCACAAATGATATGCTGACTAATAACCCAGATGTGTACTTATACGGTACATTATTGGAAGCAGAACCCTTTATTATGAATGATGAGAGGGTTCAACTATGGGGGATGGCCTTTGAAAAGGCAATAGGCGATATACAAAATCAAGACAACAAAGATCGTCACTCAGGTTCACAACTACGGGTTATGAACACTGGCGGATACCCGTGAGGTAATTAAAAATGTTAAATAATTTTGCATCAACACAAGGTGGTGGAACAGATACCGTAACCACTACTATGATTCTTGACGGTACGATTGCTAATGCGGATGTAGCATCTGATGCAGCCATTGATGTCAGTAAAATTAATCTCGGTAACACTATGGAGATGGAGACTTCTTCTGGTGACCAGATATTTGAAATGGATAATAATGCTGCCAACTCTTCAAATTTCCAAATTAACAATGGCGCGGGTAATGCTAGGACTGACCTATATTTAGATGGCAGTGCC